AAAAAAAATAAAGGAAAAAAAATATAAAGGAAAAAAAATTTTATAAAATTAAATTTTTAATTTTATAAAATTAATCAATTATCGCCTTAAAAGTATAACCCATTATGCATCTTGAGAAACAACCTTTTTCTTGCGTCTCACTACTTTTTTCTTTTTTGGTTTAGGAGGAGAAGGTGCTGCTGCTACCTCTTCATCCTCTTCATCATCTTCATCATCTTCATCCTCAACCTGAGCAGAAACTTCTTCTTCAACCTCCTGTTTAATTTGCTCTTGTTCCTCTTTTGCTGCAAGTTCTTCGAGAAAATCTTCATCGTCACTATCATCGTCAATTGCACATTTCCCACTGCCAACAATTCGAACAGGTGGACGAGAATTCATTTGAAGCATTTGCCATGTTACTCCAAATTTACCACCAACAAACCATAACCCATTGCATCTAATAATACCCTTGACATACGATCCCTTTGGAATAAAATCAACTGGTGTAGCGTTATTATCTTGATTTGGTGCTTGATTACCACTCCCTTCTTTTCCATATGCGGGTGGGAGATAAAGTGGCTGTTTATTTACATCATATACCTCAACATTAAATCGACCTTCCCAAAATGGAACCTTTAACTTAAGAGTTGGATTACGACTTTTATCTGGTTCACCACTCTCTTTATCCTTTGGAAATCTAAGAATAGGAAACATAAGAGCGTCTACAACATCATACGTCATTTTTTTACCAAACCACTTTTTAGAATTAATAACTGCGTCTTGTTTAATTTTTTCTTCAAATTTTTTCATTTCATCTAAAAAGTTTCTCTGAGTATCACTTTTATGAGGGTCAAACTGAAGAGCAGCATCAAATTTGGGACGACCTCCTTGATCATCCTCCCATTTATTCACACCCCACGTAAGCATCCATGGAATTTGAATATTTAAGGATTGCGTTTGGTACTTAGTTCTCACTGATTTACCACCGCGGCTATCTACAACTGGTTCGTCATAAGTGTGGAGTGACCCATCAAAGTTTTTTGCTTTCGTAATAAGACTAGAAGACATTATAATATAATCTGAATATGTTAGAGATTTTTTAAATCAATTTTCATATAGTTTTAAATATAATCGGAATGGAAAAAATAATAAGATTACTAAAAATTAATTAAAGTCTCACCTACATATATAAGTTATATGATCACAGTTGGTAATGTTAATAATCTAAACGATATTAATAAAAAAAATAAAAAAATAAAGAAAAAAATTCGTAAAAATAAAAAAGATAATTATAAATCATATATTAAAACATAACAAAAAAATATAATTTATTTGCTTTCAAAAAAAAGAAAAAAAATATCACAAGATGATTTTCAAATTCTTCAATTTTCTCAATTCAATCAAATAATAGAGAAAAACCATAATGTATTACAGTTGAAAAAGATATGTAAATATTATAGTCAGAAATCAAGCGGAAATAAAAAAGAATTAACAAATACATGTTATAATTTTCTTAAATTATCTTATTATGTGCAAAAGATCCAAAAAATATTTAGAGGTCATATAGTAAGAAAACTAAACAGACTGAGAGGTCCGTCATATATAACACGAGATTGTACAAATGAAACAGATTTTTTTACGTTAGAATATCTAAAAGATATACCCGATTCTCAATTTTTTAGTTATAAGGATAAAGATAATTTTATTTATGGATTTGATATATGTTCATTATACAATATGATAGTTATTGAAAAGATGGAGAGAAAAAATCCTTATAATCGCAATATGTTCCCAAGGGATATTATATATAATATAAAGACCATCTCTAGATTGTCAAAAATATTAGGTTATACGTTAAATATGGTTATTGACAATAAAATAGATGAATTATCTATGGAAAAGAAAATAGAATTAAAAACATTAGGAATTTTTCAAAAAATAGATGAATTGGGGTTTATTACAGACCACAAATGGTTTTTAAATCTAAGTAGAGGATTACTGAGAACATTTTTACATGAATTATTGGATATATGGAACTATAGAGCACAGTTACCAAACTCAACTAAACTAAAAGTAGAACCTATAAGAGGTAATCCGTTTCATACATTTAATATTCCATTAATTTTAACACAGGAAAAACAACAAATGCAAAAAAAAATATTGGAAATTATGGAAATATTTATTACACGCGGTGAAACACGAGAAGATAGATCTTTAGGCGTGTATTATGTACTAGGTGCACTTACAATGGTATGCGTTAATGCATCAACTTCATTACCATGGTTGTATGAATCATTTGCAATTATTAATTAATAGATAAGTATATTATTTAGAGCAGTTATGATGCCAATTATAAATAAATATATCTATTTATAAAGGACTTAAAAGGTTGAGGCATAATTATGATATAATATGCCAAAGAAATCCGCATCGAAAACCTCTAAGCCAAAAGCCGTCAAGTCCAAAGCCTCTAAAGCCAAGGCCTCACCTGTTGTCGCAGCATCTGCTGTTGTCGCAACTCCTGTTGTAGCATCTGCTGTAGCAACTCCTGCTGTAGCACCAGTTGTAGCGGCAGATCCAACTCTTTCTGACCAGTTTACTCAACTATTGGGTCAATTGAGTGCTCTCCGTTCTCAACTTACTAGTGTTACTAGCCAAGTAAGAATTCTTTCTAAAAAAACTGAACGCGAACTCAAGTTGGCTCACAAAGCAGGAAAGAAGAAGCGTAAAAGTGGCAATCGTGCCCCAAGTGGATTTGTCAAACCAACCAAAATCAGCACTGAACTTGCAAATTTCCTTGGAAAGGAGAAAGGAACTGAGATGGCTCGCACGTCAGTAACTCGTGAGATCAATTCTTATATCCGTGAACATAAACTTCAGGATCCTAAGAATGGTCGTATCATTCTTGCCGATGCCAAACTTCGCAAACTTCTTAAACTTAAGAAAGAGGACGAACTTACATACTTTAATCTTCAGCGCTACATGAGCCCTCATTTTGCAAAGGCTAAGCCTAAGGAGACTGCTAAAGTTGCTCAATAAACTTTATGGCAATAAAATTTATGCAATAAACTTTAATAATATTTAATTTTCTATAAAATTTTCTATAAAATTTTATTAAATACAAAAAATATTAAATACTTATTTGAAACATGTAAAATAATGGAAATTAAAATTGAAATTATAATTAGTAAATTATTAAAATTTATTAATTATGAGCACTCTAACCCCTGTAAAGTCTACTGTAAAAAAAATACAGTTATATCGTTGTACATATTGTCATATAAATATTGATAATATTTGGACAAATAATAATAAAACAATATCATGCTGTAGAGATTGTATGGGCAATAACCCTATTATATCAAGGGCAACAAGTTCTATAAAATTTTATCCAAATAAATAACTTTTAAACTAACTTTTAAATTTAAATAATAAATGTCGCTTTAATTCCCTTATGATCAGTTTCTTTATGAGTCCCAAATAACTCATATTTTTTTATTTTAATATCTCCTTTAATAAAAAAATAATCTAGACATTTTTCTGGTTTATCACTAGGATATGTATATAAATTTTTCTTATGTATAATCTTTCCACAATTTACATACCCTGCCTTTTTTAAATACTTAATAATTCTAGAATTTGGCAATGAATTAAAATCACCACATAGTATTACGTTTTGATTTTCCCTTACAAATCCTATTATCTTTTTTATCTCTTTTTTCCGCCTACCTTTACTTTTTTGAGAATTACCGGGTGTTAAATGCACATTCACCAATATTATTTTTTTTTTATTATATACAAAATCAATATATTGTATTATTCTACCCACATATTTACATTTAATTTTACATGGAATTTTTGGGTTTACTATACTTAACATACCAAAAAACATCCATTGACCCATAAATAATATTGGACAAAATATTGTCAAAATAATCACTATAAAAGGATGATCAAAATATAATCTTTTAATACTTTCTCCAAAATAACTATTAAATAAACAACATGCATATAATAATTTGTCCATCATTTTTTCAAAAATAAAAATAATAAAATCTTTATATCTGGGAAAATATTCTCTTAAAATTTTATAGAAATATTCTTTTTCTAAAAATAATTCTTGACTCGGAAAATATTTTAAATCTGTACCTTTTAAACAATTATATACACTTGAAAATGTGTCCGTAAAAGGCAACGTTGCCTCCTGTAAACAAATAAAATCCGTTTTTTTTATTTCTTTTTCCAATCTATTATTTATATTTATTAATCTATTGGACCAATCATCATGTATAAAATTTACATTCCACGACATTACATTCAATTCCATTAATATGTCCTTTTATTTAAAAAAAGTATAAATAACTTATCAAGATCTCTAACTATAATCTACATAATAAATCTCTCCTGTTGAAGTAATTTCAAAATCCCTTCTTTATCATACCGTGTATTTTTAATAATAAAATATTTATATTTACACAATTCATTACTATTTATAGTATATAAATTCATTGTTTTTATAATATCTGCCACATCAATATCCTGTAAATATTCATTTGCAACAAGCCATTCTAACCAATTTATATTTATTTTTTTCTTTTTAAATTTTTGATGCAGTGTAAAGTAATGGAATATATTTCTATTATTTTTTAAATAGTCGTTTCCCGCTAACGTACATAATAGTTTAAATTCATCCGTATTAATATTCAGTTTATTTAAAATTTGCTTATAATTATAGATAATACATGTATGGTTCACAAGGCTTAAATATCTAATAACATTTGACGATCCATATGCAAATAAATCCATATCCTCACTCAAAACAGCATATACCTTTTTCTTTATCACCAATGATGCGCATAATTTATCCGCCTCTCCTATGGCTTGTATATGTTTAATACCATAATAATCCAATAATTTTTTTGTTTTTTCAATATCTTCCCATTTGATTTTAGTTAGTGTTCTTTTCAGTTTATATAATTGTGTTTTGTCTTGATCTGTCAAATGATCCTTTTTTTTAAGTTCATCATACAAAACCCACTTATTATGTCTATCTTCTCGTCTAATAGTTATTTCTTCTTGCTTTTCATCACCAGGTTTTCCATCAAATACAAAAATAACATCAATATTATACGTTCTAAATAACGAACACATTAAATATAGACTCTCCAACAAAGAATCATTCGATTTAAACCGATATAAATAAATACTTGCATCAATACACAGTTTCTTCCCATATAGTTGTGATAAATGCAACTTTTCAGTTGCTTCATTGCATTCCTGTTTCAATAGTTTTGATAAGAGTTTAACGCCCATTATGTTATTTTATTATACATAACCATTACGTATGTATAATAATTTCAATTTAATATCTCCAAATTATATTTATCCCCTTATCAAATAGTCACATATAGTCATTTTCATCGTTTGACATAGTATCTTATCCTTTGAATGATCATGTAATTTATCCCCCATTTGACTTATATTTTTCAATAGGTGTTTCGCTTTATAATGCTTGTTTATGAATTTAAAAAACTTATCGAATAAAATCTCATTATGATCGAAATTCAATGTATTTGTATTATTTAAATTGCACCAAATTAAAAACTCATCGCTAAACTGAAGTAATACCATTTTTAATATATAATACGTAAACACATTGGTCGTTTCCTTATATAATATATTGCGATAACTTTCACTTATTTTATCCTGTTTCCACAAATGCTCATATTTTAAATTCATAAAATCAAGTAATTTAGTACATTGATATAAAGAAAACATCTTCTCCATGTAAATACCAAACTCAGCATATAAAATAAAATCATCCAAATTATTCTTATTTTTTAAAAAGGAATATGAACAAAAAGAACAATTAAGTATACTTGCCCAAAATTCACAATATGCCTCACTTATCAAGAATTCACTTTTAATTTTAAAAATATCCCCGATATTTTCTTTTAATTTACTGTAATTTATCAGTGAAAAATCCAAACACAACGAATGGAATAATTCATGAATAAGCGTTTTTTTCCACTCTTCTTCTCTATAAATAAGTAACTCTCCTTCACTCGCACACGCAAAAGTAACCGCGCTATTGCAATTGGTTGGACCCAAAATATCCGTATTTTTTGTAGGTAATTTCTTCAAAATAGGCGTCAAATGTAATAAAATATTGAGAGTTTTTACAGTTTCATTT